CAAATCCTGCAGCGTCTAGTCTGGTAAACAACATAGGCAACAGAACCTGTAAAGTCTCGTAGACATGGTGCATCTTCAACTCGTCGACCATGTTATCCACGTCTTCGATGGTCCTTGGCTCAACGATGTACGGTGTCTTCTTGTTAGGGAACTTAATGATGTTATCCATAATATTCCTATATTAAACCCACTTTACGATAATGTACACTGTTATTTATAATTTAGCGACATGTCCCTCTTTAAGATGTCGCATACGTATCTCCTGAGATGTGGTATGCATGACAATCGAGTGGCAGTCCTCAACGATGCCGTAGTTGGTCGACTTGACATGGACTAGTATATCACACAGACTGTCGCTTTTCATCTTACCACCGTCAAAGCCGACCAAACCAATGGTTATGAATCCCATCTGTCTTGCCTGCACCAATCCATTGAGTACGTTCTGTGAGTTGCCGCTAGCCGATATACCGATAGCTATTCCATTATCCTGAGGAAAGTGTCTGAGTTGGTGACTAAACACGCTGTCATAACCGATATCATTAGCCAGAGCAGAGAATAGTGCCATGTTTGAGCTCAAGCTGATAACGTTGGGAATAAAGTCAGTGTCTGTCAATACACCCTTCGAGTGGTCACACGCAAAGTGGTCTGCAGTTGAAGCTGATCCGCCGTTTCCAAACACATAGACCGGCTTATTAGTTTGTGCAGCGAGTGCTAGATCAAACATCATCATGTCGTGGTCGTCTTGGTCGATAGTGTTTAGTGCTTGATTAAGATAGTGAATGTATTTGCTTAAAATCATATCGATAGCTCCACTGTCGATCCCTTATCTGTAAAGTTAAACTTCATCTGTTGATAACCCTCATCGGCCATTAGCTGAAATACAGTCGATTGTTTATTTTCAGGCACGTAGAACAGCATATAGCCACCGCCACCTGCTCCGAGTAGCTTACCGCCTAGTGCACCACCGTCGATGCCCAGTGCGTACATGGCATCGATGACAGGATTAGATATTCCCTTCGATAACTTCTTCTTGATGCGCCAGCTTGTGTCGAGAAGTGCACCGAAGTCGTCTAGGTTCTCTTTCTCTAGGTGCTTGAGTGCAACCTCGGCTATGTCTACAAGACTAGATGTCTCATTGATCGTAGTGTTCTGCGCGATGCCACCCTCTAGTCCCTTGACCTGCTCTGATAGTACAGACGATGCAGCTCGTGTGACACCGGTATTAAAGCACATTAGATTGCGGCTTAGATCGCCTATAGCTGATGGCTTAATGAACACCGGTCTAATGTCAACACCTGATGAGTTAAACCTGATCACGTTAAAGCCTCCGAATGCTGCAGCATATTGGTCTTGCTTACCAATCGGCTCACCACACATGTGTATCTCTATGTATGATGCAAGCTCGGCTAAATCTAGCCGCGTGGTCTTCTTGCCAAGCATCTCGAACATAGCGTGTAGGCTACCGACAGTAAACGTTGAAGATGAGCCGAGACCGCTACCACGAGTATCAATGTCAGAGAAGCTGCAGAGCTCAACCTGTCCATAGACATCGAAGTACTCCATGATCGCTTTGATACGATCGTGCTTGATATCTACCCTATGGTTAGTCAGCTCAAGCTGTGAGTAGATGATCTTAAAGTGATTAGCCTGACACTTGTTTGCGGCGATGTAGATGTTCTTGTCAATAGAGGTGGAGATGACCATACCTGGATACTTGTTATAGTACTGAGGGATGTCACTTCCACCTCCAAAGAAAGAGATCCTTAATGGAGTCTTTGTTACAATCATTAGACTTTGTACCTAAACATCTCTTTCTTCTTCAACGCCCTTGACTCAACGTCTGGATACTGCTGAAGTAGCCCCTTCATCATTGCATTCCACTGGCTAGATACCTTTTGAATGTTGAATCGTGCATCGGCGTATGACTTGACGAAGCCAAGATAGCTCTGAGCATTGTCAGTGTTGACAATGTTAACAGCTTCATTGAGATGTGCGTAGAAGATATTAGCGTGCTTGTTTGGGTCTATATCATACGGATACATCGATGTCATACCGCCTGATGTGTCAGCCAGAGCTGCAAAGTTAGGGTGTACGCATAGTAGACCAGCACTCATAGACTCCATCAGTACGCGACAGCTCGTCTCTGCCCAGATAGATGGATACGCTAGGACGTGTGCCTTGCTGACGGCCTCACGCAATACGTCATTAGGCTGGAAACCATGGTACGTCATCTTTGTATGATTGCGTATGCGATCAAATAGCGCATCATATCTCTCGTCTGCATCTTCCCAGCCATATAGCTTATAGCTAGAGAATACATCGAGATGAATGTTATCGTGATGCTTCGCAAGTTCCTCAAACACAGGCACTAACAACTCTAGACCACGATGTGGTGTCGAGAAGTAGATAAGACGAACTTCATCTTTGCTCTTCTCTACACGATCGAAAGGCTCGATAGGTGTTTCTAGTACGACTGCGTCAGTTGTCTGTGGAAACCCTAGCTTATCAACGTACTGCTGATACTGCCAGTTGCTCGAGAACACGAACTTATGAAAGCGATCGCGGCTGCGTGGATCTTGTAGGTGATTAGCTTCTGGGTCCTCTGCTAGGTCGTGCAGCCAGTACACGCGGATCTTGTCGTCTTGCAACTCACGCACGCGTGCAGGAATAACCTGAAAGTTGCTGGCTAGCTCTGGGTCGACCAAGGCGGCGATCGATCGCTTAGTGATCTCTGTGCCGCCTTGTGATTTTAATGAGATCTCGTTCTCTTCAAAAGCATTATATTGTTCTTCAGTCATATCATCCTCAAAAGTTATTATCAGTTAGTGGGTTCAATCGGCGGCGGAGCCTGACGTTCTAGGAAAGCAGTGCGAAAGTTGGTGTGCTTAAAGTACTGTTTAGACAGCTCAACGACAACTTGTGGGTCATAAGGCTTACACGAGAACACGTCGAGATAGAAGGTGCTGTTCTCTTCTACAAAGTGTGCGCAGATATTACTCGTCTCAATAAGTTGAACAAGAGTATAACCCTTCTTGTTGCCACTACCAAAGCTAACAACCTGTGGCTCGCCGTATGGTACCATGTCGATGTCTATTACAAGCTGCTTTGCAAAGGCTGTGATGTTCTCAGCAGATGCGATTGATTCCGGATCACAACCTGATCCGTCAAGTACGAGGTGATATCCCCAGTGTTCACTCATTAGTCAGTACTCCCATGTACATTGTTTAAGGTGTTTTTATTTATAGATCCTAAACGCGGCTGCTTCACCAGTACGTTGCCCTAAACACTCCCACTTAAAGCCAGTGCGATCAAGAAACTCTAGGAAGTTCTTATACTCGTGCTCTTTATGGTCAGGGTGACCATGTATCTCATCAAACACGATGATAGTGCCATCAACAAATCTATCCTCGAGTGTGCGCATCACGTAGTCAGTCGATGAGTATAGGTCTGCATCAAGGTGGATGACTGATAAGTGTCCAGGATGCTCCTCAGCCCAATCCTCTAGTGTATCTTGGAATAGTCCAATGACTAACACTACATTAGGTGGTAGATCGGTTGGAATATCACAGGCGAACGCGCCCTTCTTTAAGTCACCGTCTTCTTTCCAGTCCTCAGGCAGTCCCTCGAATGAGTCAAATCCATAGATGGTCTTGTCTGGAGCATCGGTGCCCATCTCACGAATAGACTTACCCTCGGCTACACCGAACTCTAGGTATAGACCATCAGGAATGGCTTGCTCAAATAACTGTTTAAAGGTGACGTTACCGGCCATATTGATGTGCTTGATGATATCGTCTTCGTTGTTTCCTGTAAAGGTGTTTGTGAGATCTGCTTGTCGACGCATGTAATTAGACTTATACACGCCCATGCCAAAGTGCTTAGCTAACATAGAAACTACAGGTTCAGGATTAAATGACCGATCGATCATCATGTCAAAGTATATAGACTCATCAGCTGGATGTGTGTAGATACTTATCATGCCGGTAATTAGTGCTTGGTGTATGGCCAGTCCATCTTTATGGACACCATACTTAAACACCATAGGAAATCCGGATGCTTGAATTGGATACTGACTATAAATCACCAAAAGCTCTGTCAAGAACTCCTGTGCTTTATCAAATGACTTAAGACTCTCTACATCACACTTAGAACCCTCTACAGCGTAGTGATACCCAAATGATTGTCCCCATACTTTATTTGGCATATTATAATCCTATTGCTACAGATACCATCTGTTCTTTGGCACGCTGCTGCATCTTCTGTTCAAGCTCTTCTGGATCCATGATAAACTTGAGCTTTTTCTCGGTGCTCCAGTCTTTGAGGTAGTCGTTCTCTCTATCAAAGATCTCAATATACTCTTCAAATGTGATGTCGCGATGGTTGACTACTTGCTCACCGATCCACGTCTGCGACATCTCTTCTACAAGATCGTCGCCGATAAAGTCGAGTGCAAGCTTACTGTCCACACCTTCATCTTCGCTAAAAACGTACGAGTGAGTGAACGTGCTGATTGTTGTTACGAGTACAAGCTTCTTGGCCATATCAGTAACCGTCGATGATCTGTGCGTACTCGACGCTGTCGATGCGGAACGATCTCCACCCGTTGTTCTGTAGATCCCACACAGCCAAGACACCCGAGTCCCTGTGTTTATCGTGCTCATCGGCTAGCTGTGCGATCTTCTCTTCTGTCATGGCCGGTAGTAAGTTAGGCTGTAGGGTGCAGTGCATCGAACGCTTCTCTCCATTTACTTTAGTGAAGCGAACTTCACACGTGTGTAAGCGGAGGTCGCTAAGCAGGTTGTCCCTTGTATATTGCATAACCATAGTCACTCTCCCTCATTAAGTAGCTGCTTGTCACTCTTGTATTCCTCGTTGATCTTCTCTTCGAGCTGAGAGTAGCCACCGATATGGAATCCATCGATCACTACTAGTGGATACGACTTAGCGTGTGGGAACTTCTCTAGAAGAATCTCACGCGTAAAGTCTCTGTCGAGCATCTGCTCGTTAAATTGGATGTTCATGGTCTTTAGCAGGTGCTTCGCACGCGTGCAGTATGGACAGTCAGGCTTTGTGTATAGCTCTACGTGGCTAATCATAGTCTAGTACTCCAGTATAGTTTCACGTGGTCTTTATTATCTGGACTAAGACCGACACTCAACATATCGTTCCTAATCAGCATTTCAAGTTCACTATATATCATAATTTTCATAATGTCAACCTTTATTTCAAGCTTAGTTGTTGGTCCTTCGCTGTTTTCTCATATTTATTCATCTTATCTAAGTATCCGCGATTTCTTAGCTCTTTGAATACGAGGTTCTCAAAGCCGAACTCTCCACCTTTTGCTATACCGGACGATCTCATATCTGATAACTTTTTCTTCAGGTCGGCAAATACGTCTCCGCCCATCTTATTCTTTATCATCTGATCTATCATGTGAGCATAGAACATTACTTTTTTCTTTAAGTTAGTGTCGGCCTTAAAGTTTAGGTGCTGCTGCGTTGGTCTCTGTATCCACAAGTTCTTTTTTAAGCTAAAGACACCCTGCCCCTCTACATAAGATATTTCTGAGTCTTGTGCATAGGGCTCTATCGGATAGCCAAGAATCGTTACGTTATGTGTTAAAGTCCAAAGCATCTTCTTGTCTTGCAGGTACTCGTCGACAAACTCACGGTTAGAGTTGACTGAATTTTTATCTATCACCAAGTGAACGTCGATGTCCGACTTCGGCGTATAGTTGTAGTTCGTGTTACCACCGATCATTACTACATCTTTAATCATCTTAGGTTGTATCTTAGCAAACTCAGCCCATGTCTTGGCGAAGTCTAACAGCTTCTGCCTAACCTCTACTTTGAGGTCCCAGCCGTTCCACAGTTTAGGGTTGAGCTCATCGTGATACTCTAGGCTTATATTGGTCTCGAGCAGAGGAATGCCGTGCTCCTCGCGAACCAACTTCTTCATAGTTGCTAGTGCTGACATACAGTTCGATCCCCTCTTAGACCACTTATTTATTCTTTGGAAGATGACTCCTGCTGACCTTTGCTATGATCCAGCCGTTGTAGTAGTCGTCCCTGTTGAGCACGTCGGCGTCGAACTGGGCCTTAGCCTCATAGTAGGTGCACTCACCTTTGGTCTTGCAGAGCCTCAATATCTCTCGCTTAAAGTTAGGTGCTGTTATAACACCGAGGTCAAGTAGCAAGTCTTTATTGGAGCCGTAGTAGTCTTTCCAATCAGACTCTACCAACGAGCGCTTTTTCTTACCCTTGACTTGACGAGTTTTTGTCCTCTTCAAGAGCTTCTTACCTATGTACTTCTTATTATTTGTGAGGTTAGTTATTATATAGACAAACCCTAGATAGTTCTCTAGTACTTCTGAGTCTATTATATTACTATTAAACGTCCAAGGATTATCATAACTCATAATATCACTCCCGATGCACTTACTATATATGCATCGGGAGTGAGTTATCTATTGACTGTTATTGCTCGTCGTCTTCGCCGAGTTCTTCTTCTAAATCAGACTCTTCGATATTCATATTAGACTCGATCTCGTCATGTGCGGTATCGAATGCATCGTCCATGCCGACTAAGTCTTCGAAGTCGTCCTCACCTTCAGAGATGAAGAGGTTGATTAGGTCGTGATAGATGTTGGTGCGCTGGGCTTCATCATCAACGGTGTCCTTAAGGATATTGATGAGGTCTTCCATCTCGATATGTGCCATTTGTTACTCCTTACATTGCTTCTTTTTATCGTCTGCGAGAGTCTTGAGGTCTGTGTCTGGGACCTTGTTCTTCACTGTCTTAGCATCAGGAATAGAGAATGTGATGCCGCTCGTCTTCTCTACGTCGGCTACTGTCACCTGGTATTTAGTGTAATCAGAATCTAGTCCATCTTTGTGCGGAAACAAGAACGCATATGACTGCTTAGTAGTATTATCAGTTAGAATCTTAAAAAGATAGTCAGGCACTACAACTTTATCAGGACCGATAGTCTTATCACTGGCTGAGTAGATATTGCCAGCTATGATAGTGAATGGGTGCTTAGTGCTATACACCCATGCACGCTCTGCCGACTCTAGGTTCTTCCATGTGCCACGATTAACAGATGGAAGCTGCGGGCTCATGTTCGACATATAGAACGACTCGTGCTCTACCTGAGGATCCCACGACATATCTGCATCATTTGCTAGATGACCTTGGTCATAGCCTGAACCGGCATAGTCTGCAGGAGTCGCATGGCCAACCGTCAAAAGAGACTGATCAGTTGCGAAAGCATTAGTACGAGCAATACAACCGATGGCATGGTCAGGTGTAAGCGTCCAAGCGACCCAGTTAGGAATCTTGGCAACGGGATCGGATTCGAGTATGTAAGCATTACGACAAATAACAGGATGACCTAAAAATGTTGATGGTTGTCCATATGGCACCTGTACTTTACACGTATCAATTGGTTTTGGTGGTTGCTGGTCTGCAGCATATGCCGAGACAGCGATTAATAGACTAAAGAGAAAAACCTTTAAACGAATCATTATTAACATCCTTCTTAACGCCACCGCCGATATAGCTGGTGATCTCAGTCTCTTGTGGAGCTACCTGTACTTCAGCACCACTAATCCACTTTTGTGTCCATGGTAGAGGATTTGATCCTACTTTATACGGGCATGGCAGTCCAACTGCGGTCATTCTTTTATGACCGATCCACTCTATATATTCAACTAAGAGTGCCTCATTCAGGCCGATCATTGAACCGTCTTTAAATAGATAGTTAGCCCATGCCTTCTCTTGATCGACCGCATCGACAAACATCTTAATACACTCATCCTTTGTTTCTTCGCGTATCTTAGCAAAGTCAGGATCGTCAGTTGGCAATACCTTAAGTAGTTGCTGTGTACCTGCAAGATGAAGGTTCTCATCGCGAGCGATCAGCTTGATGATCTTGGCATTACCCTCCATCTTCTTTACCTCAGCAAAAGCCCAAGAGCAGGCAAAGCTTACATAGAAGCGAACACCCTCAAGAATGTTGACTGACATAAGAGTAAGCCAGAGAGCTTTCTTATGACGGTAAATATCTTTATCAATAATGTTTAAAGCCAATCGATTATTCATCTCAATAAGATCATCATAGTACTTGCTAATATCACCAGCGCAGTCTACGATCTCTTTCATGTCGATCATTCCGTCGAATATAACCGACGGGTCAGAGTATACGTTCCGAATGATGTGAGTGTAACTGCGTGAGTGGATAGATTCGCTAAATGCCCATGTAAGGATCCAGTTCTCGAGTTCAGGAAGTGAGCAGATAGGACTAAAGGCAGCGGTCGGGGCGCGTCCTTGTACGGAGTCAAGAAGGATCTGTCGCTTGAGATTGGAGGTAAAGATGTGCTGCTCATGCTTTGTCAGTGCCTTAAAGTCTTTAGCGTCACGAAACACGTCGATCTCTTCTGGTCTCCAAAAGAAGCCAAGTTGTGACTGTGTAAGCTTCTCAAGGAATGGATACTTCTGCTTGTCGTAACGAGCGATTGTTACTGGGTCGTCAAAGAATGCCTTGACTTTTGTCGGATCTTTGTGATTAGTTGTGTCGAATACACTCACTTACCATCTCCCATCGTCGATGAAGACGACCATCTTTAAGAATAGAACTTTAATTACTAAGTCTAACTTCATTCCTGGATCCATATCACTCTTTGTCTCAAGATGAAAGTAGAACGGTGATTTGATCCAGTAAAATGGATTTATGTTAATCGTAAATAATATGCTCGAGTTCTTGATGTAGTTGATTAGATTTTTCATTTATTAAACTGCTCCACTAGTGCAATTCTAGATTCCCTGTTGTATTGATTCTCTAGTATGAGAATAGCCTTTCTAAGCATGCCTACTGCAAATAGAACGATATCATCTGCATTGTCTGACATCATTATCTGAGTTTCAACCGGCAACATCATCTTTGCTATCTTAATTTCCATCTTTTCTTTGTCTGTCATATCTTACAACTTTCACAGTCTTCATCATCTGTTGCGCCCGGTGCTAGTTCTTGATGAACATCTATTTCACCAGCACCATCATTTGTATTGAAGTAGTAGAGCTGCTTACCGCCGTATTTATAGAACATCAGCATGTGCTGCAGCATGGTCGACATAGGGATCTGCTCCTCATCGTAGAACTTAGGGTTGTACGATGTGTTTACTGATATTCCCTGATCGATAAACTTTTGCAGCACGCTAGTGATCTTAAGATATCCTTCCGGGGAAACTTGGTCCCAAAGGAGATCGTACTTTCTCTTAAGGCGTCTGATCTCTGGGACGACCTGCTTGAGAACACCGTCTTTGCTCTGCTTAACAGTGATGAGAGATCTAACAGGTTCGATCCCGTTGGTTGAGTTTGAAATCTGAGCGGAGGTCTCCGCGGGCATGAGAGCCATGAGGGTGGAGTTTCGTATGCCAAACTTTTTTGCCTTTTCGCGTAGGGATTCCCAGTCCATAGTATATACTGGATCAACTAGTTCGTCAACTTCTTTTTTATAGGTGTCGATAGGCATGATGCCTTGGGAGTACTTGGTCTGGCTAGACTTGGAAGGAGCTCCAACTTCAGCTGCGAGATCAACCGAGGCTTTAATGAGATAATAAGACCAAGCTTCGGCGTACTCATGTATCTTCTTTAAACCTTCAGAGTCAATATGCTGATAAGTGAGATCATTGCGAGCCAACCAGTAAGCGAGATTAATGATACCCACACCAAGGGGTCTTCGTGCCATGGTTGAGTTTCTAGCTGCAACGACAGGATAGTCTTGGTAGCTAAGTAGCTCGTCGAGAGCACGGACAACAAGAGTACAAGGACGCTCAAAGTCATTTGGATCTTTAATCTTTCCCCAGTTAATTGCGGCGAGTGTGCACAGCGAGATCTCGCCGTCTGGATCGTTGAGATCGTTGAGTGGCTTAGTGGGCAGGTCGATCTCTGAGCACAAGTTGCTCATGCGAATAGGTGCTAACTCCTTGATGAAAGAGCCATGGTCATTCGCATGATCTACGTTTTGTAGGTAGATGCGACCAGTGTCCTTGCGCTCCTGCATGAACGCAGAGAATAGGTCGATGGCCGATACTACTTTCTTGCGAACTTTAGATCGCTCGTACTTTTCATAGAGTTCTTTAAACTTGTCCACGTCAGTAAAGAACGCATCGTAAAGATCAGGTACATCAGAAGGGCTGAATAGAGTAATATTGCCGCCTGTAAGCAGACGTTCATATAAAACTCGGTTAAATTGTACTCCGTAATCAAGGTGTCTAACACGATTATCCTCCGTTCCTTTGTTGTTTTTTAATACTAAGATGTCCTCTACTTCCAGATGCCATAGAGGATAGTAAAGAGTAGCCGCACCACCTCGCACGCCTCCTTGGCTGCAGCTCTTAACTGCTGACTGAAAATGCTTATAGAACGGTATAACGCCAGTATGAGATGCGTCACCACTACGTATAGGAGAACCAACAGCGCGAATACGACCTGCCCCGATGCCGATGCCAGCTTTTTGCGAAACGTACTTAACGATCGAAGACGTCGTAGCGTTGATGGAGTCAAGCGAGTCTTCTGTCTCAACCAGAACACACGAAGAGAACTGCTTTTGAGGAGTACGTAGACCCGCCATGATAGGGGTAGGCAAAGATATCTCGAAAGTAGAAACTGCATCATATAGCTCCCTCACCCATTTGAGTCGATCCTCTTTATAATTTCTAAACAGCACCATGGCGATGGTCATGAACGTCATCTGCGGCGTCTCGTAGTATTTACTCGTAACGCGATTCTTTACCAGATACTTACCCCTAAACTGCTCCATGCCAGCATACGTAAGATTGAAATCTCGCTTATGGTCAATATACCCATTAAGTAGTCCAAGGTCTCCTGGTCCGTACCATGATAGGATCTCAGCGTCATAATATCCTGCATCAACAACAGATCTAATATGAGTAGCAAGATCAGATGGATTGAAATCGCCATAAACTTCTTTCCTTAGATTATAGTTGATCAGATTACCAGCGACGTACTGATAGTTAGGGTACTCCTCGCTGATGAGGTCTGCCGCTGCCTTGATAAGTGTCTCTTGGATGTCGGTAGTCTTCATACCGTTGTAAAACTGGATCTGAGACTTGATCTCGATCTCACTCTCTGATACTCCTGTTACGCCCTCGCACGCCCACTCTACTACCTTATGAAACTTATTGAGGTCGATAGGCTCTTTGGTTCCGTTTCTCTTTAATACCGATATCATCTTATCTCCTATACGACCTCTAGTGTATCTTTTAGCGATGGGAACTCAGCAGTTATCTGATACCAAGCATCCCTGGCTATCTCTCTATGTTCTTTCTGCGTACCATTACCCATGCGTAGCTCACAATAGTGAATCCAACTTCTAAGAGAACCAGACATATAAAGACGAGAAGAAGTAAGGCCTTCTGGCAATACTGCACGAGCTTGTTCTTTTGCAATGCCATTATCAATGGCCCAAGCATACGCGTGCTTAGCCTGTAATATGAGTTGTGATTGTTTAAACTGCCATTCAACTTCAAGCCTCTCATCGTCTGTCTCTATAGAGTTTTGTCTGTTCTTAGTATCTTGTAGACGTGCCTCACGAGTCTGGAAACCCATGTCGGCTGTTGGGTCTGCATATCGCTGACTGAACTCCTGAAAGGAGAAAGAGCGATGCCGAAGTATCTGGCGAGCGATATCACGTGTTGTATTGATCTCCATGACTATGTGCACCATCTCAAACGGCGACCAGTGCTTATTCTTGATTAGGTACTTGAGAAGCTTTTGAGAAGTCTCTTTATTATTCTGATTAGACGGGTTAGATACACGCGCTACGTATGAGATAAAATCATCCACACTAAGCCCACCTGTTGGTCTCGTAACACCGATAATAGTCGCATCGTTCATACTTTACTCCACTTTGTCAGGGCCATCTTTGCCGACAGATCTTTGTGCGTGTTTTGATCTATTATATATCGAACAAATTCAGGACTTAATCCCGATTTGATCATATCGTTAACATCTTTATAATCTAAGTTTTCCGGCCATATGCATACCCTAAACCCCTGCATGATGGCCTTGTCGATCTTCTTTACCGTGTCTTTTGATCTTGGCTCGTTGTCGTACACGATGATGGCGTTTGATTTGTGAGCACTAGGTAGTGCGGAAACAATATCGCCACCAGCAGTAGCGATACTATTAGGGATAAACATACTGTCAATGGGTCCTTCCAGAACATAATAGCTGCGAGTAAAGTCAACGGTATCCAGACCATATAGTTTCTCCACACTCTCGTCTAATACTATAGTTATATATTTTACGCCGCCGGGTTTCATGGCGCGCCCTTGAATAGCGTGCACGACGCCGTCCTTGTTGATGAACGGTATCAGTAACCGAGTCTCGTCATGTTTTAGAGTAGACTGATTAAACTTACCTGGAATAAGATCGTTGACGAACGAGAAGAAGTTGGGACACCTGAACAGCTTGGCGTGGTATGGGTTGGGTATCAGCCGATCTACTACGTATTTCTTTATATTGTCGTCCGGCGACAGTTGACTGATCTTCTTGAGTCCCTTGAGCACACCCTCCCTGCGAAACACGGGCGGCTTCATCTTATTGACGAAGTTCTCTAGGTCGACCTGCTCCGGTGTTTTATTCTGACTGATCCTCTCCATGTTGTACTCGCTGTACATACCTGGGTCGAGCATCTTAATGAACCTCGGGATACCCATAGAGACGTCGCAGTTGAAGCAGTGAAATACCCCGGTGCCCTGCTTCTCGTAGATCCACCCTCGCGCCTTAAACTTACTGGTCTGTGAGTCCCCGCAGCACGGACAGCGGAAGTTATACTTACCCGACGATTTTCTTGTAAACCTATCTAGGCGATGCGAGAGCATGCCGACGTACTTTTGATCTAACCAGTTCATCACGTTCTCCAATATAGAACTTATTATACACTATATCGTGAACTTGTAAACTATTATTTGTGGTTTAGTGTCCCAGGATCTTAAAGTAATTTGCTATGTAAGACATTAACCATACGCAGACCATGCCACCGCCGATGGCCATCCACATGAACTGCTCCATCTTGGTTATCTTGGCGGTCATCGCCTGGTGCTGCTTGGTTGTGTCTTCTCTCAGAGACTTTAACTCTTCAAGGATCTTATTATCTTGCTCTCTCATGGTGTTGTAAATGTCATCTACTTTGTGATCCAACTCGACGCGTCTCTTCTCGACTATCTCTTCGATATAGTCGTTCTGCTTATCTACTTGAGACAGGCGTTGCTCGTGAACTGCGAGCATACTTTTTAAGTCTACAGACACTTCTGTCAATCTCTGCATCCAAGCGTCTATCTTGTCGAAACGATTATTGATCCAAACATCATCAGCCATTTGGCGCCAGCCGTTTTATCATAGGTGTGGGGACTATATCGCGAAGCTTCTTTTTCTTCTCACGCTGTAGGATAGGGTCTATGGTCTGTATCGGCCCCGAAGTAGAGCTCGATGGACCCATAGCATTTGCTGGTACTGCAGATTCGGTCATTATAGCTTCCTTAGCGACTCGATTATTCGTTCATCCATCGGTATCATGTTTAAGTCTATATTCTCTTCATCTTTAATGTTATAAATTCGATCCGGCATAATATTTAACAAGATCAGAAAAGGCTTAACGTACTTAAACTGTAACTTCATCTTAAGATATAGTATACGACAGAGGTGCTCGGCCGTAAAAACATTACAGAGAACGATGACATGATTGAGTATCAACCTCTCCTTCAAGTCACCATTCTCTATGTATCTTGTCAACAATTTCTTGATATATCTAATTCGCTTTAGATCCTCGATGAACTCCTCAGTGGAGTAGCATTGTGGATTATCATAATATCTGGCGCAGTAGATTAAGAAGTTATCATCAGTTAGTCTCTCATAATTCATCACTGTACCATAATTAGAATGCTGCGTCGAGTGGAACTCTCTTCCATATATTTTGAGCCACACATATGTATAAGTGTGTGGTACTTACCTTCATCTGGCCTGGGAATCCCGTATAGACCGATGTATCAGGTATACCCGTTCTACTTATAGCAACGCTCGTCACACCGGTATTAGCATCGACCTTAAGACTGTCGCCGATAACGATAATTCCAGTTGACGTCGCGTTAGCAATTGGGAAGTTGTTAGATGCCAGAGCTGTACCAAGATTTGGCAGCAGTATCGACTGCACGTTGGCAATCGGGGTACCGGGCCCGGTGAGGACCACGACTCTGTCATTTGATGTCAGAGTAGTAGGTACACCGAGCTCGGAGATTCGTTTTGCGTTATTCGCCATTATCTATAATCCAATCTTAGATGTAGTTGTCAACGGTGTTCGATGATATAGAAGCAGGTGTGCCATACTTACCATCGGTCTCACCGAGAGATCCCATTGCAACTAGTGTCTCATACTGTACGCGCCCTGCACGACCACCGGTCCCCTCTGTACGTAAAACCCAGCCAGTATGTGTAATTTGTGGATCGCTGCTGTTGGTGTCGACATATCCGGTAGCAGTCGTACCGGTAAATCCTAGACCGCCGGCCGTTGTGCTATTTCCACTAGCCTTTACCATGGTGATAGGTGTGCCGCCCTGATTAAATGATATTTTAAGGGCAGTTGTATTCGCAAGAACTACATAATATAGTGCACTATTGATAAACTGTCCAGCTGGAGCAGATGTTGCGTTACCGGCAACCGTCACTTGATCGTCGACGAGGAAGAAGCTATTTGCTGTCGTCATCGTGATGGTATCGTTGCTGATCGCTGTATTACCATTAACAGCAATAACTGTAGGCGCACTGATTGCAACCGTAGGCGCGGTAATATAGCTATTACCACCAGCCGTG